AACTGCAACTGCGCAAGCAACTGTAGCACCAACCATTGGGTTGTTGCCCATGCCTATTGCTTGAATTTTATCGTATCTAATCATATTTAATTATATCCCACAAACCACCATTCTATGCGGTTTAAAGCGATTGGTCTACATATATTGTATCTAATTGTATTTTATTATATCCAGTCGTATTTGCAAATTACGTGGACAAAATGTGGACAACCATTTTTGTCGCGAGGTCATTTTTTATATCAGCGTTTTATTAGTAAGAGGTCAGCCTATGTAAGAAAATGGGTTTAAATATATTGATGACTTGTTAATATCTTTATGTACGCAACAAATTATTTTCGACATTTTTGAGGTCGATTTCGGTACTATATAAAGTAGTATATTCATCAAGACATTAGGAAACGTTTTGTATTATTGCACAAATTTAACTTATTGTCTTTATTACATTTGCATATAACTATTTTATAAGACTTTCTCTTATAATTTTCTAATAAAATCTTTATTTTAAATATTATTGGTATTTTCTTCATCAACTAAAAATTTCTTATTATCTGAAAGCGAATAATGTTTTGCACCTGAATAAAGTATTTTTCTGTATACAGCTAACTCTTCATCTGTCATATTTCTTTGTTCTCCTACAGTGTTTGTAAGTATATCAATATAAGCTATCGACTTAGAATTTTCTTTTTCCATATCATTTCCTCTTCTTATGTTTCAATTCTCGTATTTGCTTTTTCATTTCGGCTACATCATGTTTCAATATCTCCACATTCTGTTTCATTAACATCATTTCTATATCTTGTTTCATAGTTTCTTTTCTATCTTCCCTACAAGGTTTATACCCATATTCGTTTTCCCAAATACGAGGGTCAATATTAGGCTCACAAGGGATTCCATGCATTAGCTTATAAACATCTTCTTCAATGCCCATTGTATACAATTCTCCTTTATAAATATCTATTTTTCATCTTTCTTATAAAGTTATTCTGAATATATTTCTTATAGGGTACTAGAAATTAATCTAGTACCCCAAAATTATTTTTGAACCAATGTCAGAAGTGGGTAAATACCAAACTCAGCATTGGCTGGTCTTGCGTGAATTGTTCTTTTATCAATATCATAATATCCGTAATAATTCATACCCGAATATGACGATAGCCACATTCCAGAGGTAGTATCATAACCCAAGCCTGTTAAAGCTGTAGTAATTGGCTTATTTGCAAAGTATGGCAACTGTGACTCCATGCCTGAATTATCATAGCAACCTGATGTAACATAATGTCCGAAAATCTCAGGCTCACTCGGTAATCTAAGCGAATAGGATGTATAGCTATCACTATAGCCATAGTTTTCCACACTTCTTCCACTACCATTAAAATAAGTGTAACTTGTGGCTGATTTGTTAATCATAAGTGGTAATGGGTCTGAAAACTCAGCAAGATTATTTCCAAAAATATTTTTAAAATGCGCAGTATAAACAGGCATAACCTTTTGCTGAATGAATGTTTTAGAGTATGCGTGAATGTCACCTAAACCTGTAGCGTTATCAATGACATTTGTTCCTATTGGTGAACCAAAAGGCATAAATGTATATGACCGTTTTCCGCTTGAAGCTTTTGTAGTCCTAAGAAAATCTACGGCTACACATACAAAATAAGTATCATACTCTACCGTTTTTGTACTTTCTTCACCATTAACGATACAAGGAACATTTTCAATAGTTCCTTTTAATCTCAGTTCTGTACCAAGACCTACTTCGTAAATATCGCCACGATTTATTTGACCGAGAAGCCCATTTATATTATCTGGATCATTACAATTCCATGTTCCACCTGCGGTATGAGCATTACGATTTAATTTCTCCATGCGAACACAACTTCCACTCAAAATAGATATTTCATCTGTGTTTCTTTTAACCGAGGCGGTCAAATTTTCTATTTGACTTGTAATATCTGCCGTACCGTCATTGTTCATAAGCTCCGTTTGGTTTGCTAGTGAACTAAGTTTGTTATCAGTTTTGTTATATATGCTTACGCTCATTTAGTCTTTCCACCACCCTCGTTGTCCTCGCTTTCATACTTTTCCCCAGTGATTTCCTCATACTGTTCAGCCGTAATTTTCCCTCTGTCAGCAAAGTCTTTGACCTGCTCAGCCGTGTACAACCCTAAGTCGTACAAACGTTTGACTTTTCTATACATTGTCGTCACTCTCCTCGATTAGTGTGTCGGTCATTAGTGCTGTGTATAGCACCTGTGCTTCTAGCTCGTCCACCTTTGTGGCTTTTTTCGGCTGAAAATCATCAGGGGTCAGCCCCATGCTCTCAACCATAGATTTTTCTAAATCCGTCATGTTGTACCTCCTATCTCTGACAGCTTCACGATATATTCTTCTTCCGACGGCACTGGTATGCGATAGCTGTCGTTGCTGTTTTTGAACGTGATTGAACCTCCTGCTTCGACTGTTAGATTTCGCAGGAAATCATCTGCTAGCAGGTCAGAAATATCGGTGACGATAGGGGTTTCCAATTCGTAATATAACATAACACCCTGCATTGCCTTTTTAAATGCGGTGGCATCAGGGTAGGCTGTATCTTTGACCTGAATCTGTGAAACTACGGTAACTCCGTCTACTGTGATTGTTTTATCGACAAATACATTGGAACTTCTCGCAACTGTCCTATATTTACTGCACAATACATTATAAACGGTTGTTCCAAATGCACCTAAATATTTAAAATTGAAATGTTTCACAGATCCATAGAAATGATTTCCAACACTGGAAGTCGTATTAATTTTCCAATCCAGCGTTCCCAAATCAACGCTTTGTACGCACTGAACGTATCGTTTATTTTCATAATCAATGTAATTTCGTGCCGTTCCTGCCGACCAGCCGTAGCCAGGCAGTGCCTTGATTGCTTCGGGTATCTGGTAAACGTTGCGGTGGAAGGGGGCATAGGTTGTAGGGGTGTCGCCTAGTTCGATCTGGATATCTCTAACTATCACATCTCCAGTGCCTTGTCCATATGTCATCGATAGTGTATCCTTTTGTGTTTTTGGCGTAAATGTCAATCTTGCGATACCAGTAGTATTTGCAGGAACTCGCTCGCCTTTTGCATAGGAACTTTCAATTCGAGTGCCGTTTATTCTAGCTAACCAAAAAAAGCTAGTTGGTTGAGATGAAACAGTAGCCTTAAGAGTGGCAATGAGTGTTTTACCTATATAGTTTCCGATAGGAATGTTTATTCCGGCGAAGTCACTTGAATTATTCAAATAACTGCCATCAGACTGTTTATATGCTGCGTAATAGTCATCTGCATTTAGCAAATTTTTTCCCTGCTCCACAACGCTCTCCGTCCCAGCACTGACTATTTCACCAGCGTTATACTGGTAATAATCATTGGGGAACATGGCTTCAAATTCTTCCACGCTTGTGGGTTCGTTACCTATACCAAACATTTGGGTTAAATCAAAAATTTCATAATTACTGAACGGCGATGTGTCTAATTTCTGATTACCATCAGCATCAGTCAAAATGCGAAATACTCCAAAATCACCGCCATCACCATGCTCACCTAACGGGCTTGTAGCCCATGATATTTTTCCACTACCAGCAGCTACGTCCTTAACTATCTGCCTATTGGTCTCCCCCGTATAATGAGCATCTCTGAAATATAGATATACCTTTGTATTTTCTGAAACGCTATAGTCTACTCGAAGTAAGTATTTATGCGATTTAAAAATCGGTTTGCAATTAAGTGTGCTTCCGCTAACATAGTCAAATTTTTTATACATTTGATTAAATACCAAATTCTTACCACCTATAGACTTGATTGACGTCATCCTACCCCCTGTAGGAATAGTCTTAGAATACGCTGAGCTACTATCAGTTTCAAACTTATGCGTGATACCCTGTCCTATGTCATACAGAGCATCTACCCTACGTTTCATTTCCTTATCTGTTAATTTTATACTAGCTATATCCGCTGTATTCTCGGCGATTTTCCCAACAGCTGTAGTGTAGTCCTCTGGCAGACTATCAGCTATGGATTGTGCTGTCTGTGCGGCTGTTTCTGCGGCTTTGCGGTCTGTGGCAACCTGTGCGGCTATCTTTTCCATTTCCGCTTTATCGTATAAAATCACCGTTTTATCATCAGTGATATATACGATTGTTCCGTCTTTTATAGTGGATTTATCAACGGCTTCCCATTCGGCTTTTGTGCCAATCCACTTTTCGCTTTCAATCTGATTGCCTAATTCAGTGACAGACTTTTTAGCATTAGCCGCCATACCTCTAGCAATAATATCTGTAGCCATAAATCCACCTCCTTAATATGTTATAGTTCCCCAAATTTTGTTTACACCCTTGACATTTTTAACAGTTACACTATAATAACCACTAACATCTCCTGCATAAACATTTTCCGTTGTAATCGTATCAACTGTTGAGAAGTCACTTAAATCAACCATCATAAGCACTTCCTCTGCACCATTCTGAGTCAGTTTTCCTACAACCTGAAAACTACCAGTTCCCGAAGCCTGTACTTTAAAATCAGCGCCAATGCCAACTTTCAGCTCAAAAGCTTTTCCGTTTTCATACAGGTTTCCGTTTGTAGCACAATACGCCATAGTTCATCTTCCTTTCGTATAACTAAAATATAACAAGGGCGAAGCTGTGTTGCCTCACCCTTTAAAAACAAAAACAATTAGTATTACTTAATAGCGCTTGCAAGCTTCTTGATAAACTTCTCACCTGCAATGCTAGTCTGCTTATAGCCCCACTTTTTCAGCAAAGCATTAACAGCCTTTTCAGTGCCGTCACCAAAAATACCGTTCTCGTCAAGTGTGACGTTGTGAAGTTTTCTTGCCTTAGCTATGATGAGCATTTCTTTCAGAGCAAGAACACCACTGGTCTTATCACCCTTTTTATAGCCAGACTTTTCAAGTATCGAAAGTTCATTGTTTTTTTGCTTTTTAAAACCATTAAGACCCTTTTTCTTTATAATTGCGGTAAAATCTTTATAGGCATAATTGCAATCGCAGTTTCCATTTACACCTGAAACCGAGCCTTTACTTGTGTACTGCCACATACCATAGCTACCACCGTATGAAGGCTTTGACTTGTCAAATTCAGCAAGCCATACACAATATTTGTTTTTACAATCACTAGGAACTTTACTGTTAAGAAAAGCAGCATAACTATAAAGCATTACATAATAATTTTTCTTTTCACAATAACCGCAAAAAGCATTAATTATACTACCTATAGTAGAAGCCGATAAATCGCACTGTGTACTATCTTCTATATCAAAAGCAATAGGCATTTCAAAAGTTTTACCCTTGATTGCTTCAAGAAACACCTTGGCTTCTAATTCGGCATCTGCTGATGTTAGAGCATATGAATACCAATAAGCACCAACTTTAAGCCCTGCTGATTTTGCCTTTTTGTAATTGGTTTCAAAACATTCGTCTTTCTGACCGATATATTTGCCGTAGCCCGCGTTTATCATAACAAAGTCATATCCTGCCTTTTTTACTTTGTTAAAATCTACATTAGTACCCTGCCAATGAGAAACATCTATACCTTTTATTGTTGTTGCCATATGTATACTTCCTTTCCAATTAATCTTCTTTTACGGGCAGTTTGTTCAATTCGTCCACACAGTTATGTACAAAACTATTGCCACCAATAGACGAATAGCTTTCGTATAGTCTTGCGAGATTTTCTTTTTCGTACAGTGAAATACTATTTTCTTTCATTCTTGAATTATAAATCGCTAAAATAGAATTTCTCAGCGTGGCCTGCAAAGCCAAACTTTGTTTTTGTAACTCAGTTTCCATGCTTTGGTTCTGTTCTACCTGTCTTTCCACTAATGCTGTTAATTTATCTATTTTTTTATTTAGATTATCTTTGCCACTTGTTTTTGAAATCCACTCTACAAATCTATTCCTGATTGGTTTAACAATAATTGTTATCAGTGCCAAAATGGTTGTAATACTTCCACAGTAGGTAGCAATTTCCTTAACCGTGCTCATAATTACTCACCGCCATTCTTAACCTCGTCAATAAAATCTGTGAGTGATTTATAATTCATATCCTTAACAGCACTTTCAAGCAAGATGACAAGCTCTACATCGGAAATCTTAATACCCTTTTCTTCAAGCAGGGCAAGCATGGTTTCTTTAGCCTTTTCAAGCTTTTCTGTGCCGTGAACATCTTTATAAATCTGTTCTATGTACTTAACCGTTGTAGCCGCCACATCTTTCTTAATGCTGTCATTTGCGATTTTTGTATACTTCGATTTTACAAAACCGACAATAGCCGTCATAACCGCTGTTAAAATTACAGGCAAATACTCTGTAATCATCTGAGTAATAATCTCTTTCATAACTTTTCCTCCAATAATAAAAGAGGGTTGTTAGCCCTCTTTCTATTTAAGTATTATTTTTATATGTGTTTCATCAATACGTTTGATAACCCTATAACCACTATCTGACTTGGTTGCCACGCCATTCACACTAGCCGTACAATATCCGTTGATCTTGCACGTTCCGTCATCTTGAACTACTAACTGTCCTAACAAGCCAACTTTGCCATACTCTTTTCTTGCCCCACGAGGGATATATTCAAGCGTATCATTATAGTTTTCGTTCAATATAAGATTGTGTGACTCATCATAAATCAACCGTCCATAAACATCTGTTTTATACTTATCATGCCAATCTAACTCAGCAGAGTTACCAACAATAGACGGATTGGCTGATATGACACCGAGTATATAATCGTCTTTATTTGCCAGTTTGATTTTATTACCATTAAGCGTAACGAATAATCCGATCCTATCCTGATTGTCAACATTTCCGTCAAGCCATTCAAAATATTCGGCATAGTCCGCACCAATGGTTTTGTATGCACCGCCAGCATAAACATTGCCTGAAAAGTCCACTTGCATTGCAGAATTTTCAAGTGCAGAACCATTTCCTATATTAAATAGTATATCAGCATTTTCCGAGCTTTTATAAGTTTGTTTTGCATTGACACCTATAACAGTTTGGTTATCCGCTGTGACACGATTATGTAAACCTGCAACGAAACAATTATCATAATTAATAATTTTGTTATCAAATCCAAACACGGCATTATATTTTGCCATTTGGTCTTTAGTTTTGTCACCCTTAACAATATTCAATGTGCCAACTACAATACTATCAGCTACACCCTCTAGCATATTATTCATACCACTAACATATGTCTCACGAGAATTGGAAACAGTATTTTTTGTACCACTACAATCAACCGCCATACTATATTCAGACGTATTCCACATACCACTGACGTGATTAGAAAATCCACCAACGCTAGTATTATTAAAGCCTGTTAAGGAATTTAAACTGCTATTTCCACGAGCATAGGGTAACATATGTAACATACTGTTAGTTTTCATTTCTGAAAAATCAATATAATTATTGCTGTCATAACTATATTCGTAACAATGGTTTGCTTGACCTTCAAGATGGTTGTAATCGCCATGGGCAATATTTTCAAGATAAATAGTAATCTGTTCTGTTCCATCAGGGGCTATAGTATAAAAATAAGAACTGCCATAATAATTAAACTTTTCTGAGATGTGTCTACTACCACCACTATCAACGTATTCAACAAATCGTCCTACGCTAGAATTTTGACTTCCTAGAGGTATAGGTTTGCCATTCCTAATAGCAATGTAGCCAGCGTTTATACCACCACCACGGAAGTAGATCCACACGCTGTCTCCCATGCTTAAAATCTCACCTGATTTATTCAGAAAAGATTTTTCAGCACCATTATACTCTAATAGCGAAACAATGGCTGTACAATTTGTAGAGTCGTAGCTTTTAACTGTTCCATAGGTATAACCAAGTGTTTTTTTATTATCTTGACTTTCCTTAATCAGCTTATTCATTTTAGACATTCTGTACACCGCCTTTACGAATAATCAGCTAAAACCATTTTGCAGTTACCCACATAATTAACGCCATTCATTGTGAATTTTACAACAGTTCCGTCAGCAGGAAACACACTGTCTTGTCCCATATAAACATAGAATATTCCGTCAGTTTTAGCAGCGTATTGCCCCTCAACTGTGCTATTCAATGGTATATTAAAATCAACTTGTGGTACAAGGTTCGTACCGCCATTGTGCAAACTTTGACTAAACATATTATATAAGCTTGCCATTTTACTTCCTTGATGTCCTGAATTTGAAGTAGGGGTAAAGAAACCTGTAATTTCTGTATTGTCAGATAGTTTTCTCATTTTTGCAATAGCCCCACCTAATACATAGTCATTATCTCCACTTTTAAACAAAATCAACATTCCCCGACTTGTAGTATACAACATGACACTATCAAACTTGTTATAGGCGAAGCTGACATAATCAGCATATGGTGACGTTTTAGTAGAGTCATATTCACCACATCCAACCCAGTAGCGCGACTTTGCAGGGTCAAACATTATTCTAAAGTACGTTGTATCATCAATCCAAAATGTCAAAGTGTTATAATCGGTGGACTCACTATCAGGATAATTTGTTTCAATTTTACTCCATGTCCATTTGTCTTCAAAAAATGTTTTAAGGTCTGAGAACACGGTTTCTGATGAAGTTTGATTTGGCGCACAAGTATAAGTATTTATCATTAATTATCACCGTCCAATTCTGCATTACCGCTTATTCCAATAGCTCCACGAGCGTTAGTATTTGTTTCGTTCATATCAACAAATTTGATATTATGCTCTATGCAATATTTAACAATAGGTAAACACCTATTATCTGTTACATCTGTTATTCCGTTGCCATAACCAAACATTATACCAACAGTTACATTGTCAAATGCACTTAAATCATTTATAGACGTATCGGTATATTTTCCTAAACTTTCATCATATTCGCTATGAAAAATAACTTGATCTATACTTGTGCTCTTAATGGCATTTTGATTAATCGTAAACAAACTTTCGGGAAACGAAATACTTGTCATAGAACTCTGTTGAAATGCGTTGCTCATTATTTCTGTAGTTCCATTTGCCACAACAACATTACTGCCGTACCACGAGGATGCAGGAGCACGGCAAAACTTATTATCTTGATATAAACAATTATTGACTACCCGAAAATGAGTATTGGCACTATTAACATTAAAGGTGTTTAACAGAGGACAATTATTAAAGCCTGTAAAACTCTCCAATGACTTACCTATAGAAACGGTTGTCAGTGACGGACAATTATTTACACCGGACACAGAGATGGCAGTATTAGGAATATAAAACGTTGTTATCGCATTACCATTAAGTCCACCTATCTCAGTTACCTTTCCGTCACTCATAAATGACAAACTTTTAAGCTTTGGGCAATTATTAAACCCATTTACCTTCTCACAAGAACTTTCAATTCTTAAAGTTGTCAGGTTGGACATATTATTACAACCCTCAACGTCAACTACATAACCTGTAGCCGCCGATATTAAAGAAGATAAGTTATTCATGCAGTTCTCAGGTACAACTTTTAAGCTCACACTATTTGTCATTGGTAATTTTGTCATATTAGGCATATTGCAGAACGATCCGCTTTCAAGCGTAATACCATTGCTGTCGGTCACATTACCATAAATTACAACATTAATCGTATTACCACTATAGCCATTAAAAGCGTTTTTAGGTATTTTGGTAGTACAATTATCCGATTGAAAGTCCAAACTCAGATTTATGTTTGCCGATGTATTACTTGCGAAACCATCAGTATCGTTAATGTTAGTAGATCGCCCGATTTGTATACTTTGAAGCCCAGATAAATCTCCATCAATACCTTTGCCCATAAGATAGAATCTTCCCTGCACTGTCGCAGGATAAATAACTAAACTTGTTGTTTCTTTATTTACATACACTACGCATTTATTTGTAGTTGACGCTTTGAGGTTTAAGCTTCCAAAAACATGACTTCCTTTTAGTATCTCATTTCGCTTTATTTCTTCGATACCTGTTTGCCCATCAACTGAAACCATTGGGACGAAAGTCAAGGTGTAAGGTAATTCCAAACCATTAACAAATGTGCTATTAGCAAGAAACGATTCGGGGTGTGAAATATCACAATATGCTGTAGGAAATGCAATATTGGTAAGTTTTTTACAGCCTGACAACACACCCTCACTGGTCGAAATGTTTGCAAGATTAGCAGGGAAAACAAAGTCTGTTATATTCTCGAATCCGTTTCCCATAGGTGAAGTGAGGTAGGTAGCTTTTACTTTGGAACAATCTATCTTTGTAGTTGTTTCTTTATCAAAAGCATTGTCAAAGTTGGTTAAATCATCGCTATCAGACACAACGGTTGTATCGTGTATACCTGAAGAATAATTCTTTTTAAATGTTGAAATTGCGTTTGTATTACGTCTAACTACTTCATTGTCGTCATAACGTATTAAACAACGTGACGGTGACATAGATTGAAATTCTACCGTACTATCTGTCGGCAATGTATTGGTAACTGTAACTTCATTTCCTGCTATCCATTGAGCTGTCAATGTTGTGTTGTTATTTGGTATAGTATACACGTCGCCATAATTGTATTTATTGCCTTGACTATCCGTCCATGCGAACAATTTATTCTCGTTATACATATCCCCACCTTGTAAAACGATTTGTTTATTAGGGGCTTGGTTAATGCTCTTATAAGTGATAGTATTGCCGCCTTTGTCCTTGCCACCATTCGTGTCATAAGATATTGCCACTGTATCGCTTAAAGTTTCACAGTAAATCGAAATACAGTCCGTATCAAATGGTAGCCATTGCAGATTAGTGGCTTCAATAGTCATCTCTCCATTGCTAAGAGGAATGGTTAATGATTGAATAAGAAAAAGTTGCTTTTTAAATTTGTAATATTCGTTTGTAAGTTCAATTGTGTTGTCAACGTCAAGATGGGGGAGACTCGGATAATTAAAACTTACCGAAGTTCCCATACAGGTATTCTGTAACAGTATATACTCCGCCTGCATTCTACATTTTTCTTCACCACTATCCAGCGTTGTATCGCCAAGACTTATATAATAAGTACCGCCATCTAATCCCTTATATCCTACCGAGGTTATACAAACTGGGGACTGTGGGTTTTCATTTTTTGCTGTATAGGAATATATCTCGCCGTTAGTGTTATCCGTAGTAACTGTTACAATGTTTACACCGTCATAATTATATTGAACATCAATGTCGGTTTCAGCTATATCAACTTCACCCAGATTACTTTGTGGCGATAGATGCCTATACCAAGAGGGAAGATTATAGTTAAATACCCTTTCCATTCTAAGCCTGCCGTTGACATCGTAATAGATATTAGCACCATACATTTCGGCTAACTTATCGAATATTTCACCAAGGTACCCGCCCTCGTCAACCACGATATCGTCATATAATTCTGCATCATAAAAGATTGGATCAATTAAAGGTTCAACGGGGTCAAGCGGAATGTTATTGCCTAAATCTAACATCAAAGTATCTCGAATAAGGTCGGCAATTTTTGTTCCTTTTTTAGAATTTGTAACACTAGCTTGATATTCTACTAAACACATTCTTGCATTTAATTCGCCATTTAGAAAACCATATTTATCAATACCCTCGATTGCTATTGCTTTGCCATGCGCTGTTGCCGATTTTGTAATGAATACGCCTTGTGGAAACCAATATATATCATTTGAAACAACTACGCCTATAAAAAGCTTAAACTTCCTATTGTACCAAAACCAACTGTCTACCTGTGGTAAATATTTTTCATCGCGGTCTATGATAGTAAAAGAGCAAGACCTGCGACAGCCTTGCTCCTTATTAATTGATATTGAACCAACCTCGGCAGAGGAAAGGTCGTTTGTAATTTGTCCAATCGCACCCTCATAGTGTGATAGAATTTCTACCTTGAATTTTAATTTACGCATTGGATTCTGTAATTCGGTCAAATACGCTTCATCTATTTTATTATAGTAATCCATCGTATCAACCTCCTTATCTTGTTATTATAACGTCATTTATATCTTCAACTTCAACCCAATTATATTTAATTGTAGTTAAGTCATACACCGAGCTTTCATCATACGATCTCGACGGATTGTCTGAAATATTCACAATCCATACATCACCCTTATCGGACTTTAGCATGAAATCATTTTTACCTGTAATGAATTTTGTCCAAGATTTAACGCTATCAATTGTATCAACTATTTCGTCCTCGGGGCATGCCAATGTTAAGTGATTTGCCGTAAATTCGCCGCTTTCATAGTTTGTTACAGTTCGTGTAGTCTTAGGTTTTACGCCCGTGCCCGTATGAACAGTAAGTCCAATATTTGATATTATATCATTGTTGTTAATGCCCGCAATAAAATGCCAAGTTTCATTAATTGAATAGAGCTTTTTATTATAACAATCACCAGCGGTCTTTAGCGAGTAAATCGACCATCCAATCCAATCAGTAGACACCTCTGGCGTAATATATGCCTCATAGTTTGCATAACAAATATAATAAATATATGATTGCTGATTGCCAACTGTTACATCAAAAAATGAATTGCCAGTAGCAGTTCCAATGAAAACATATTCGTCATCGTTGACATTTTGTCTAAAGATTTTTGCCACTCCGAGTGATTTTGAAGTTTTCCACGTCAGCATAGCTGTGTGATTATCAAAGATTTTAAAATCAAATTCTGAAACGATCCCGTCTATACTTTCAGCAGGGAAGTCTTTCTGCTGAGTATATCTGTACATTTTATCATCGAGAGTCATGATTTCACTTACAGCTCTAAAAGAGCTTCCAAAGCAATTTGCATAAAATGAGTATTTGAGTTCAAAATCATATATCTCGTCGCTCTCGTCAATAAGTCGTTCATTACCATTGTAAATAGTATATCGTGAACCTTTTATCAAATCACGAGCCGAATAATTAAGACCAGCTACACCCGTATCAATATCGTATGATACGATTAATGCACTTGTTCCATTGTAAACATGCCCAGTGCCTTCCGAGGGCGAGCTTTCAATCATTATGTATTTGCCCACTATTTTATCAGCAATACCTGACTCGATAGTCACATAGTTGTATGCCGACGTTTTGAGAATTTTGCCGTCATGAATTGCGCCAGTCGTTCCCATAAGTTGATAAAGGTAATACTTGTAATACTTTAGCCCGACATGGTTTGGATGTATATAACTTGTCTTACACTCAATTGGATTTGCTGTTTTAGAAGAGATTGATACAGTAAAATCGCACTGTGGATCTTCACGGCATTTAACATAATGCGGCTTATCCATAAAGTAATTTGTAAAAATCCTAAACACAGTTCCTCTTGCGGGGGCTGTCGTAAAACCAGACTTTAATCTTACGTTACCAGTTTTATAATCGTAGGTTTCTATCAGTCGTCTTTCTTCTCCAATCTCGATATAGGCGCCGCCGACTAAATACACTGAGCCGTCGGAACGCTCATAATAGTACGCACTCTTGAGATTTGCAATTTCCTTGTTAATCATAAAACTTGATGTAGTACCCGAAGATTGGATTTTACCACGGCAGAAGTACATATCATACAATCCAACACCGCCACCATACTGTGTGTCGTCGGCAATAGTCGTTGGGTCTGTTTGAAACAGCGTATACTGATACATATAATCGTGACCATTCTTTGCTATGTCATTAAAAACCAATTCATTTACATCAACTTTATCGCCATTGTAAAATGTATTGATATCGCCGCCTTTAGGAAAATAAGAATAGTTCTGTTCCCCAGTTCTTATGTTTGTATAGGTACACAACGCCCAACGCATTGCAGAACCCGCCGTGCAATTAAACTGGTAGCTAAAACGTGGCGCACGGTCATATTCGCCGCCCTCGCCCTTGTGTTTATCTATTTTTACGACCTCGTCATCTGGAAAAACCAGTGTAGGTGTCATTATCATTCATTTCACCGCCCTTTATAATAAATAAGAGCCGCCAAGGTCTGACGGCTCGTTTTGTATTATCTGTTTCTACCTATCATGCGGTCACGGTCTGCTTGCTTCAAATAGTCATTCATTTGCTGTAAGAATGTTGTGCCGTCGGTAGTATGAATTTCGCCAATTCTAAATGTAATTGTGGTATCACCATTAGTGGTATCATTTGTTGTGAACATTGATCCAGCCGCCTGCGTACCACTTACAAGATTGTCACCTATAGTCTTGCCAACAACGCTTGCAACATTGCGAGTATTGTGTACAATGTCATAGAGTTTCTTGGCGTCTGAAGAATTAAAGATTACCTCAGACTTATATGGTGTTCCGTGTAGCATAGCCGTTCCCGTGTAGCTATTAACTCCACCCGTCGCATACTGCTTTACCTTGAATTTTGAGCGTATCTCCTTTTGTAGTTCCGCAAGCTTGGTTACACTGATATTACTCAAGCCACCGAGCATTGAAACCTTTTCACTTATCATTTGCCCCGCAAACTTATACATAGCTTTGTCGGCTTCCTTTTTGGTGGTGTATGCACCAAGAATTGCGTTATCTTTTTCCACAGCATATACGCCGCTACCAGACAAAGCTTTCTTTATAGAGGTACCCTCATATTGTGCCAGGTCATCTGATAGCTGAATATAGTCGGCTTTAAATTCACGCAAAGCATCAAGTCGCTCTTGGTATGTACTCTTTTCATTAAGTGTTTTGAGTTTAAGTTCTTCAAAGTATTTAACGTCTTGGTCAGATAAATCGGAAACGAATGTATCAAATTGTTTGAGATACTTCTCCCACTCATCTGCTTCTTTTGCATATTGGTCAATGCGGTTTTGAATAATCTCTTTCTCTTTTTGAACATTATCTTTGAGTTTAGTTTGATAACCGCTATAATCAGTTTGATATTTGTTAAGAATACCGATATCCTGATTGTGAAGTTTACCCTGCCAATCTATACCTAAAATTTGTTGCGCAATCATTTCATTTTGATTGTTGGTATAGGCGCTCATAGCATCGCTCCATGCTTGCTTATACTTTTCAAATGCCTCGATTTGGTCGGTATAAGGTTGCATAGCAGCTTCTTTCTCTTTTTCAAGATTATCAATAGCTATTTCGTTTTGTAGTGAATCAAGTTCCTGCTGTGCCTTTTCAACCTCGTCGGAGTTGGTTTCTAAATGCCAGCCACTTGCTTCACTATAGATAGCAACCTTTTTCTTTTTCGCATTGGCTAAAGCGTCTTGCTTTTCCTGTAACTCAATGGCTCTATCACGTTCGTCATTTTCCTCTTTGAGCTTATCAATGAGGTCATCGTAATATGACTCTACGTCGTCACGAGAATCCTCAAGACTACTGATTTCTTTTTCGATATAATCAATAGCAGTGTCGCCAGCGGTCTGATACTTGTCAATGATATCATTTAAAGTATCTTCCTCTTCTTGAAGCGTATCGAGGTATTCCTGTTCTTTGTCTTTCTTATCATTTATCTTATCAATTATTGCTTGTACTTGATTCTTCTCGGCGGTCAGTAAACCGTCTGAAGTAAGATTTGAAAGGCTAACATCTTTCATTTTGTAGAGGACTTTGATAAGATTATTTACAGATTTCTGGTCGGCGTCACTCAAACCTTTAAGTTGAGAAAGTTGCTTAATCAAGTCGTTCGGAGCAATACCCATTGCCTCTTTAATTTTCTTACCGAGTTCTTCAAAGCCGCCATTTGTATCGTCAAGGTATGGGAGAAACTCCGCATAACTTTTAACGAGTTCCCAACTGCTACTACCAACTTCAAAAGTACCGTCTTGAATTTCCTTATACGCAGAAGCAAGGGCGGTAATTTTGCTTTGAACGTTGTCAACATCCTCGGAATAGTCAGCAAGGCTAAATGTGGTTTTTGTATTTAAGAGATCGAGAACATCTTGCCATGAATTTATTTTGTCAAGGCTGATATCCATTAAAGTGTCGATGTTATCTGGGGTAAGATTGCCCAAAAGATTTTCGATAATTCCCTGGTTGTCACGTCTACCCGCCAGTGGTGGCACACGCTTTGCAACACGGGTGGCGATATTCTTAATCTTGTTTGCAAGCTCGTCCTCTATCTCGTCATCGTTGGTCTTAAATGAGAAACCAAGCATAACTTTGATATCGTCGATTGAAAGACCTTGGTTTTT